TTAGTTTCCTTATTGCCATTTCAAAACACACTTCTCTCTATCATTCGCAACGGTTTCACGGTCGTTGTGTCTCTGTACTTCAAATGTGCTTTGAGATATTTCCCCACTGCGAATTGACTTTCTGTAACGTCAGTTTTTCACTGGTCTCATCTTTCAGTGGGATTTCCGTTTACTCTCATCACGCAGGGTAGGGCTTTTAATCTACACGACCACATCATGCCGTTATGAGCAAACTTCTTGTAATCTGATTTTTAAAGAGCATCGAGATATTTGTTTATGTGTATCTCGTTTTGATAGGTGTATAATATAGCTAAAGTTTTATTATGTAAATAGCCATAGTTGTAATTTTTTTATTAAAACATATAGCTTTTTGTTTAAGCGGTTGTTTTTGTTGATAATAAAATTCGTAAAAATTTGTTCATTTGCTTATTTTTTGAGCGGTTTAATGTTGATTTTTTATAGTGAGGCGGTTTTTTCTCGATTTTTTATCGTTTTTGCGATCTGTATCGCAAAATTTAGTAGCCAAAATAGACCGCACTTTTGCTTAAGGTATGATTGACAAGGAAAGGAGGTATGCTATGAAAGAAAAGTTTAAGTTATGGTTAATCTCGCTAAATTGTGACTTGATTAATGATTTAGGTATTGATGAGATTGTATCTAGAGTAAATGATAGGTTGGAGGTTGTTATTGCAAACGAAGAGGAGAGAGCAGTGCTTGAGGATTTAATTAAGTGCTTTAACTCATAAAAGAAAACCGCCTTAATGGCGGTTATTTGATAGGGTAGAAGAGTTATTTTTTAGCTTGTTTTTGCTGAATCAAAATATCGAGTTTATCATCGATATTGTCGAGTTTTTTCTCGACATTAGTTAATCGAAGTTCAACGTTATCTAAGCGAGATTCAACTTTCGTTAATCGAACATCTAAAGAGTGAATATTTGATTCCACTTTTTCAAATCGTTGGTCTATGGCTGAGAATCGATTTTCATATTTTGTATCCATGTGAGAATACAAGGCCCAAGCAGCGCCAACAAGCACAACTAACGCCACAATTCCGGAGCGATAAAATGTGCTTGCTGTTAAGTAATTTTCCTTAATATCTTTTACTTCTTGTGAAATAGTGTCTACTGTATTCTCAAGTGTACTTACTTTGGTGGCATAGTGTTCCATTATGAATTGGTTAATATCCCTTTGATTAATTAGATCACCTTCTATTGTACCACTATTAATTTGAATTGCGCCAGTATTGGGAAAATTGGCGCTGCTTATGCTATTTTTCATCTAGTCGTCCTTGTTCTTTCAGCCAGTTCATAATGGTTGATTTATGAAATGTTCTTATGTGACCACAATTAGAACAAACCACATGGATTACTGCCATAGTTATAAGTTGACTGGCGGCAAGCGCCCCTAATAAATCACCTAAATAACGATATTGTTCAGGGATTTTATTTTGTTCGATTAATTTCCTAACTTCAAAAGGATCTGGGAACATAGAAGTTGGGAGTACAGGTTGCATTGTTACATACTCTTTAGCAACGGGATTTCCATCTGAATCTAAGACTGACTCATTATCAATTAGTGTTTGATGGGACTCACCACATACTGGACATTTAAATGTATTTTCGGAAGCGCCTTTCGCATTTAAAAAATCAGCCAATTCATCAGGTGTTATTTTTCTTATATATTTGTGTTTCATTGTTTTTCTCATTATTGTTGAGGGGGCATTACCCCCTCGCCTTAGAACACTCTATTAGCTTAGAGTTATAGATTTACAGCCTCTATATGGATAGTGCGGATAAATCTGCCAATGAATTGAGCGTTTTTACACACGTCATCGCTTATCTGTTCAGGTGGATATATTTCATTATCCGAAATCATACGATAACCGCCTCCGATCATCTTTTGAATACGTTTAATGAATAATGCACCGTCAATAGCAAAAGCATAGATGCCATCGCCACTATAAGCATTTACTTTAGTGTCAAGGAACACAATGTCGCCTTTTCTTATGGTCGGCTCCATACTATCGGTTGGTACATTCACAAGACAAATACCGTCTGATGACTTTTTACCGACCAACTGCGACATTCCCTCGTCTGTTAAATATAGGCTTGAGATAATCTCTGGATAGTCTGAATTCTCAAAGCCTGTTAATCCTGCTGCCGCTCTCACATCGTAATAATCAATGCGGTGCTTATGTAGTAAATCTCGCTCATTACTAAAGTAATTGTCCAAGCTTTGCTCAATTACTTTTTGAGCGGGTTTGTGCTCGCTAGCCCCAGTGCTTAACCACATTACATCAACGCCTAACGCAGATGCTAATTCAGTGATAAATGTAGTATTGCCGCCATTCTCAATCTTAGTGATTGAATTCTGACTAACTCCAACCAGATCCCCAAGTTCCTTTTGAGTAATACCAAGCTCCATTCGTCTAGCTTTTACACGTTCGCCTAGAGTTTTCATTTTCACTCCTGTTGTTTGTTAAGGATTGCGTGAAGTCTAAAACTAAAGTTTTAAAAAATCAAACAACTTTTTGTGTTTGGTTATTTGCAAATAAAAACTAAAGCTATAAAATATAGCCTCAAGTTAAATTGCACAAAACAGAGGGCTATTAATGAACAAAGCAATTTTGAAAGCTATCAAGATTTTCAAATCTCAACAAGCATTAGCTGCAGCCTGTGGAGTTAGTCAGAACGCTGTTAGTAAATGGCTTAATGGTGGCTCAATCTCTTTGGAAAATGCTTTGAAAATCGAAAAAGCAACCAATGGAAAGGTAAAAGCGGAAATGTTTTCAAAAGAGTTTTCTAGTTTATTAGCTAGAAATTAGGCGACAAAAAAGCCCCTGCTGGAACAGAGGCTAGTTACTCTCTCAAGAAGTCAAAGGATGAATAAATTATTAACGATTACGAAAGAAAACACAAGCACTTTGACGATGAGTAGTCGTGAAATTGCGGAATTAATCAATAAAAACCACAGCGATCTGTGTCGTTCAATCGAAAGACTTATCGCAAAAGAGGTGATTTGGGGGTATCAGCCAATGGCTTACACCCATCCACAGAACGGTCAGACTTATTATGAGTACCATCTAAGCAAACGAGATAGTTTAATTGTTGTTGCTCAGAATTGTCCTGAATTTACTGCGGCAATCGTTGATCGCTGGCAAGCATTGGAAAATCAACAAAAACCGACCGCACTTATTCCGCAATCTTTTTCTGAGGCGTTGATGTTGGCCGCTCAGTTACAAGCAGAAAAAGAGCGTAATGCGCCTAAAGTCGCTTTTGTTGATCACTATGTGGAAGTAGGGACGAGTAAATCATTTCGTGAGACGGCGAAGATTTTAAAAATGCCTGAACGCGCATTAGTCAATCGCTTGGTGGAAGATAAATATTTGTATCGTCAATCTGGCGTGCTTTTACCTTATCAATCGGCACACACCAAAGATCTTTTTACGGTTAAAACAGGCACTGCTGAACACGGTCACAATTACACACAAACACGAGTTACCAGTAAAGGAATTGAATACATCGCATCTCGTTATGCTTCGGAGTTGATGTAATGTTAGATCAAGATGTAAGAGGGTTTATTTTCCCCAACTCAATCATTGATGAGTTACTTCCAGAGTTGTCACATTCAGAATTGAAATGTTACTTGTGCGTATTACGCAAAACTAAAGGCTGGAACAAAGAAGAAGATGCTATTTCTGTTAGCCAGTTTATGAAAGTTACAGGGTTAAGTAACAAGGCTGTGATTTCAGCTTGTGAAAGTCTTGTTGAGAGAGAAATTTTAGAGCGTAAATCTGGCGATAGAAATACTGGAATTTACTCAATCAAAACATACAAAACAGCTACTAGTGAAAAAAGTTCACTAGTGAAAAATTTTCCAGCGACTAGTGAAAAAAGTTCACAAGTCACCTGTGAAGAAAGTTCACACACAATAAACAATATTAAAAACAATATACAAAATACAAATAAAAAAAATACCAAAAAAAGCGATTTGGATTTGCTTGCTGATTTTGGAATCACTGGACAACTTGCTGACGACTTTATCGTTCTTCGGAAAGCCAAAAAAGCCCCAATAACCGAAACAGCCCTCAAAGGGTATCAGTCAGAGGCTGACAAAGCTGGAATCTCAATTTGTGAGGCGGTAGCAATCGCAATCAAACGAAACTGGCAAGGATTCAATGCTGATTGGAATTGGCAGGGAGTTTTACCAAATAACCAGCAAACTCAAAAAATGACTTTCTCTGAGAAAAACGCTCAACCGTGGAATCGCCCAGAAGATTGGGAAGGAGTTTTCTAATGAACCAAGTCTCAAAGTTAAACGAAAAAACAACTCAACACGCACCAGTTGCCGCTGAAAGATTGATTGACAGAGTATTTGATCAACTTATCGCATCTTGCCCGACACTGTTATCTGTTCAACCAGAGCAATTAAAAATCCTAAAACAGCAATGGATTCTAGGCTTTGCTGAAAATGGGGTTAAAACATTTGATCAAGTTAAACGTGGAATGGCTGCTGCAAGAGCTAAAACAAACGGATATTTGCCAAGTGTAGGCGAGTTTATTTCTTGGTGTAACAGTTACAACAATCACGAATTAGGATTGCCAACACAAGACGAGTTAGAGGCTAGACTTCAAAAATACTTCGGTTACGCAAAAGATCCTCACAATTTCAAATTCCGTTCAAGAGCAGAGTATTACTTGTTAAAAACAATCTATGACGGTTACGGCAAAAAGAAATGGGAAGATTGCCAAAGAGCTATGCCGAAAATCCTTGCTGAAGTAGTTGAAAAGGCTCGCACTGGCTTTGAATTTCCACAAATTCCAGAGCTGTTAGAGCAAAAGCCAAAAGTTATTCCTCCAGAGGTATCAAAAAACGGTTTAGCGAAAATCAAAGAGATTATGGGGATTGCGTAATGGAATTTGATTTTAAACCAATGTTTCTAGTTAACGAGGCAGTCCGCAGAAATGCAATGGAGTTAATCAGAAATTTACCAATCAACGAATTAAATCCACTTGTTGTAGAAATCAAGGTTAAAACACGCTCAATGGAGCAGAATAATAAATTTCACGGAATGTTAGGCGACATTTCAAAACAAGCAACTTGGCAAGGCGACAAGTACGACATTTACGGGTGGAAAAACTTAATTGTTAGCGGCCATACAATCGCAACAAAACAACCATACAAGCTTGTTACTGGCATTGAGGGTGAATTGGTAAACGTTCGAGAAAGAACGTCCAAAATGGGCGTTAAGAGAATGGCAAGTCTTATCGAATACACAACCGCTTGGGGCGTGGAGAATGGCGTTAAGTTTAACGATACGTGGAGATTTTAAATGAGAGAAGAAATAGCTCTAGCGGTAGTTCTCTTTGTTGTGGTGTTTGTGATTATTTGTTTTGTTGAGGGTGCAGACGATGAATGAGAAAGAATTGAAGATTTTAATTATTGCTTATGCCTGTGTTGTTGTCGGGACAATCTTAATCACTGGTAAATGGTGGTGATATGAATAAGAAACCTAAGGAAACCAAATGCAAAGTATGTGGTTGTTATTTTGTGAAAACTATCAGCTCAATGCAGAAAGTCTGCTCGCCAAAATGTGCGATTATTCTTTCAAAAGAGCAGGCTAGAAAGAAAAAAGAGAAACAAGATAAGCAAGAGCGGTTAGAAACCAAGAAAAGAATGACCGCACTTAAACAAAAAATCAAAAGCCGCTCCGAGTGGTTAGATGATTTACAAAGCTGGGTGAACAAATTCATTCGATTAAGAGATAAAAACGAGCCTTGTATTTCTTGCGGAAAATATCACAAAGGGCAGTGGCACGCAGGGCATTATCGAAGTCGTGGAGCTTGCCCAGAGTTAAGATTTAACGAGGACAATATACATAAACAATGCGCCCCTTGTAACGACTGGAAGAGCGGAAACGCCATAGAGTATAGAATAAACTTGGTTAAAAAGATTGGTATTGAACGGGTAGAGTTTTTAGAGCGACAAGACCATCCGCCATTAAAACTAACAATCGATGAAATCAAAGAGCAAATTAAAATCTACAAAGCCAAATGCAAGGAACTAGAGAATGAATAAATTCAGCGAGCTACCAGAATTAGACTACGACCAAATTCAATATGTAGATAGTAGAATGTATCCGTGGGGAGCGTGGATTAATGAGGGTCGTTTAGATAAGCCAGAATTAAACATTCTCTACAAACTTATGAAAAGCGTAGAACCACAAGACGAGCCAAGCCAAGTAATTTGTAGCGATGAGCTTGGTATGGCTATTAGTGAAGATATTGAAATGTTTTTCAAAAAATATGACGAGCGCATGCGGTTTATTCTAATGTCATACTACGTTCATAGATTAACAGTAAATAGAATAGCCACAAAACTAAGAGAGCGTGAAGAGCCTCAATATATGCAACCTTGTAATGGTAAACGAGACATCAGAATTCCTTGCTTAAAAACCTGTAAGCGTAGAGTAGAGAAAGATTTGGCACTGATGAAAGCGATTATTTACGAGAAACTAATCAAGATTGAAGTTAAATTAGCAATAGAGAGCGAGAAAAGAAAAAATATTAAAAAAATTCGATTTATATATTGACATACTTGTCATCTTGTCCTATCATACTCATATAAGGTGGTCGTAGTGTAAGTAGTGAACACCGAAATAAATTTAATATAGCCCTGATCGGAAACGGTCGGGGTTTTTTATTGGACGATTAACTCAGTTGGTAGAGTGGCAGCCTGTTAAGTTGTTTGTCGCTAGTTCAAGTCTAGCATCGTCCGCCATATATTCGGCTCATAGGTATTAGTTTACTTATGAGTTTTTTTTATTTGAGGTAAAAAAGAATGCCTATGAAAGATCCTGATGTATGGGCTTTGATTTGGGCTTGGTTACAAATCAATTTTGGCAACGGTTCAATTCAAAGTGCTGGCGCAGCGGTTTTTATGTCGCTCCTAAGAATGGGGTTCATGCGAAAGAAACCAGCATTTCGCTATGTATTTATTGATGCGATGATTTGCGCATCTATTGCTGGGGTGGCAGTGCCTGTGTGTACTCATATATTCGGTCACGCAGATTTTTCAGCTTTTTTCGGCACGATGATTGGCTTTATTGGTACCGAAAAAATACGCGAATTCTTGTTTAAGTTTATTAATCGTAGGATTGACAAAGATGACAATGATTATCCCCGAAACGACATTTAATAAAGTTTTCCCAAAAGCAATCAAGGGAGTTTATCAGGCGATATCAAAGCATATTGATTTAGCTGGCTGTTTTAATAAACAACAACAAGCGATGTTTCTTGCTCAATGCGGGCACGAAACAGCTGGATTTACCACTTTAAGCGAAAACTTAAATTACTCAGCTGATGGCTTGATGAAAGTTTTCCGCAAGTATTTTCCTAATCCTAACATTGCTCGCCAGTACGAACGCAAGCCAGAAAATATTGCAAGCCGAGTATATGCTAATCGAATGGGTAATGGACCAGAAGAAACAATGGACGGCTGGAATTATCGTGGTCGTGGATTAATTCAAATTACTGGTAAGAGTAACTACATCAAATTCGCTCAATGGCTAGGCGATACAATCAACCCTAAAGAAGTATCAAGTAATTTAGATTTAGCGGTCAAAGCGGCAGTCTGGTACTGGATATTTAACGACTTGGCATCTATTGATTCGGTCCAAAAGGTAACGATTATGATCAATGGTGGCACCAATGGTTTAGATGACCGATGTAGATTATTTCGTGCGTTAATGGTGGATTAATATGGAGGGGTGTAATGGTTAATAA